CCGCCTCATTGACAAATAATGTGCCGTGAGTTGTCCAAGCGGTTTTGGTTTTACCCTCTGATTCATATTCACGGGCAGCAAATTTAATATCAAGCATTTGTTTAGACATTTTTGACTTTCATAAGTTGAGCAATTTTTATATCAAGTTCATTTAAGAATTTGACGATTTCATCTTCCATCAGTTTGATATACATATTGTCCCTTGGGATACGTTTAACAAACAATTGAAGTTCTGCTGGTAGGCGATTGTCAAAACTGACAAAATCACACCAGCTACGGTCTGTGCAAGCCATTTGAAATTGCATTTGCGTGTTGTACTTGTTAGGCACAGTTTGACTAAGCAAAGTCTCAATGTGCGTGGCGGTGTTAGGGCATTTGATTTCTAGCAAACCATCATCCCCCACAAGCCCGTCAGGGGACGCACCAGCCATTTCAATTGTGGGATGGGGTACAAACCCCACTTCATCCACTAAAACGTCTTTGAACGACTCATAAGCGGCTCTGGCAAGAGGTTCTGTGTCTGTGCCATGTTGCATTGCTGAAGAAATAAAGAATTCTTCACGTTGCCTCGTTAGGCGCTCACACACCAACTGAGCCATGTAGTTGGCTCGGGTTGCGGCATAGCCTGACTGTGTTTTGGCAAGTACATCAGCTACACGGGATGCTGTAACTTTACCAATTCGTGCCGCAAACCATTGGTCTGAGCGTTGTTCAATCATTTCAATCATTTTAATTTTGCCTTTGCTTTGTCTTTGGCGGCAATAACTTTTATTTGCCAAGCCTTATCACCATCACAAGCCGCATAAGCTACTTTGTAAGCTAGCTTTAAATCATCTTCTGTGGCGGCTGATTCAATAGCAGCAAACAAGTCTGTCATGCTATCTTCCTCAATGGTTGACTCAGGCTCTACACCCTCTGGCAAATCTTCACCAGCGTAAATGTATAAACCCAAACCATGCAAGCCAAGTGCTTTAGTCATGCAACGCATGATTGCTGTATTGACTTGGAAAGCATCAGGGCTTTGAATGGCTTTGTTGCGATGATCCATTACAGGAAGTTGGCAAGTCATTGGTTTATCAAACATAGTAGCTGTGACCCAAACCATTGCTGTGCCGTTTATGTCCATGAAACATTTATCACCAAACATTTCAACTTTAAACGTGGCTTTTGGATCAGCTTTAAGTGCTTCAGCCCATGCCCATGCCCATGACAAATAAGTTAGGTTAACTTTTTTCTCTGTTTTGTGGCTTACATCAAGTTGTAAAAGTGTATGTGCATTCATGTTTCTTCCTTTAAATAAGCCGTGAGGCGTTTGATTCGGTCAAGGTGATAGTCACCCATGCGCCTGGCATATTCCTGTGCGCTAAGAGCCACTAACAGTTTGCGATGTGCCATTTCAAGTTCTTTAGCTGCTAACTCTTTAGCTGATGGCAAACGGAAGTAATCTTTGATGTGGTCAATCATTAGCCTCTCCATGCAAGCATTACGCCAATGCCGCCAAAGATAATGATGGCAAGCACACATTCAATAAGTGTTTGGATAATCTTAGATTTCATTTTGTTCTTTCAGCATACGAGCGTGGTGAATCTTGGTTTTAGACATGATGTGTTGAAATTCGGATAAAGGCAGATCGCAAGAAATGTTGTCACCTTTTAGGTTAAAGACAAACACATCGTAAATTTCCGCTGAATTGTGGTCATGCGGCATATTGATTTCTGCGGGGTAGTAGTCATAGCCGACTTTGACGTTTTCAAGCGTTGTGCCATTGTCATAAGACACAACGTCATCAAAATGGTATTGGAGTTTGTAGTCAATCATGCATCGTCCTTAAAAGTCCCTTATGCGTTGTGCTAGGGCATGGGTGGACTATAACTTACCTTATATAACCAAGTCAACTGTAAGGTTATTAGCCAACTAATATACAATCTGCCTTATGGACAAAAACAAGTTTATTGCACTAGCTGGCTCACAAGATGAGCTTGCCAAATTGTTAGGCATAAGCCAAGCGGCTGTGTCTCAATGGAAAACTGTGCCTCAAGCAAGAATTTGGCAATTAAAACTTTTGAAACCTGAATGGTTTGACAAGGCTTAAAAAATATGTTTATAATGAAATCGTCTGAGTGGCATCGGACGATGAAAGCAATTGAGAACCCCATAGATTTTTGTGTGGTCTTGCCTGACAACAGGCGAACTTTTGATTGCTTTCAATCGTTTGTTGTTGCTCTCGCCAAGAGCCAAGACCACAGAGCAATTTATGGGGTTTTTTGCGTTTGGCGGCTGTGCAATGCGGTACGTCGGTGGTTGCATTTAGGGATACCCTGTTACACGAGCGAACTAAAGCAGGGGCGGTGGGCGAAGGATAGAGCCGAGTGGTTTGGACGCAAGTCTAATAAGTCTGTCTTATGCGATGCGATGACATGGCTCCGAAGGGAAGTTATCCACAAGCAAAGCGATTGCTGTTTCAATACGGTAAGGCTTTGCTTTGCTCAAACAATCACCAAAGGGAAGTAAATGCAAGACTTATTCGGCAATGAGATACCTGAACAACAAAAGAAAACAGACGAAGGCTTTGATGAATTCTGGTCTGTTTACCCTAAGTGCTTCAGAAAAGGTGAGAAGGCTGCTTGCAAGAAAAAGTGGGCTGAGTCTTACTACTTTTCTCAGAAGCACATCATCTTAAAACACGTTCAATGGATGGCAACCACAACGGCCTGGTTAAAAGATAACGGGGCATTTATTCCAGCCCCTAAGGTTTATTTAAACCAACAGCGATGGGATGGCGCTGACATCCCTGATGTAAAGCCTAAAGACTTGATAGACCCCGCCCTGGCTAAGATTGAAGCTGATTCAAAGAAGGCCGCACCGATGCCTGATCACATAAGACAAAAAATTGCACAAATGAAAGGTAGGTCATGAATGAGTTGGCTCTTTTCGCAGGCGCTGGTGGAGGAATTCTCGGAGGCCATTTGCTTGGATGGCGAACAGTCTGTGCAGTTGAATGGGAACAATACCCCGCAAGCGTACTGTGCGCCCGACAAAATGACGGGCTTCTCCCGCCTTTCCCGATTTGGGATGACGTACAAACCTTTGACGGAAACCCGTGGCGAGGAATTGTTGACGTTGTATCGGGAGGCTTTCCCTGTACGGACATTTCCATTGCTGGACGAGGCGCAGGGCTTGACGGAGAAAGTTCCTCAATGTGGTATCACATGGCGAGGGTGGTTAGCGAAGTTAGACCCAGATTCGTATTCGTGGAAAACAGCCCAATGCTCATTCATAGAGGAATCGGGAGAGTGCTTGCAGACCTTTCCAGCCTCGGGTTTGACACGAGGTGGACTGTTATGGGAGCAAATGAGGTCGGAGCGCCCCATCAAAGGGACAGAACGTGGATTGTGGCGCACTCCAGACAGGGGGGGGGGGGGACATCTGGACTTCTCAAACAAGGCCAGAATCATCGAAAGAATGGCCAGCCCATCCAAATCAGATTGGTGGATCAAGTGAACAATCCAAGACTCTGGCCCACACCAGTAGCGAGAATGTACAAAGACGGGGGAAGCCCAGCGGAATACGCCAGGAACGAGATACCCCTAGCGGCACAGGTTGGTGGGCCGTTGAACCCAGAGTGGGTCGAGTGGCTGATGGGGTGGCCGCAAGAGTGGACAGACTTAAAGCCATTGGCAACGGACAAGTTCCACAAGTGGTCGCAGCAGTCTGGAGGAAATTAAGTGAATCACTATGAAGCAAACAGAATTCTTGATCGGGTCAGAGAAGGACAACAATTTAGCGAGTTTGTCATTACAAGAGCGCTTGAACTTACGGGAGACTATGAGGAACACAGAAGCCCAAGAATGGATCAGGCGTTATCGGAAGAAAGCCTTGGAGGAGGGCAGGGGAGAAGCCCAATACTGGTGGCAACAGACATTGTTGGACATAGCGAGAAGGCGTGGGGAATCAGCCGCTGATGACTTACGCAGACGCATGAACGAACAGAAAGACAAAAAATGATTCAGATTATGTTCACGATCTATGGTGAGCCTGTACCCAAGGGCAGACCAAGGTTTTCCACAAGGGGAAAGTTCCCTGTTGCCTACACACCTGAAAAGACTAAAAACTATGAATCTGAGGTCGCAATGATGGCAAAGTCGGCAATGGGTGCATCAGAACCGCTAGAAGGGGCTTTGGAGGCATTTATTTACGTCACCTTTCCTGTTCCCGCCTCTTACTCAAAAAAACGCACTGAGGCTTGTTTGAGCGATTCTGAGAAACACACCAAAAAGCCCGACTTGGATAATGTTGTTAAAGCGGTGCTTGATGGAATGTCAGACATCGTGTTTTTATCGGATTCACAAATCACATCCATCCATGCCACCAAGGTTTATGGCGAAGTGGCAAAAGTTGAAGTAATAGTGAGGCAAGCATGATTGTCACCCTACACAACAGCCAGCAGGCTCACACAGTCCTGAAAGACTTATGGCCCAAGATCAAAGAAACCTTACAGGCTGGTAAACAACTGCGATTGGAGGTCAAAAAAGCCACCCGCAGCACAGATCAGAACGATATGTTCCATGCCTTGATTGACATGGTTGCCAAGCAAATGAAGGGCGCTGGCAGTGCCTGGTCATCAGACGATTGGAAAAGGCTTTTAATCGACCAATGGGCGCATGAAACAGGGCGCAAGGTGGGCAAGGTTGCCCCAAGCCTAGACGGGGAACGAGTTGTTCAATTGGGACTGCAAAGCCACAAATTCACCAAAGAAGAAGGCTCAGAATTTATTGAATGGCTTTTGGCATGGATGGCAGACAAAGGAATAGAAACATGATGTGTCCCCGTTGTGGCTCTGAAACCCTTAAAGTTTTAGACACCCGATCAAACCCCGAATTTGTAAGCCGCAAGCGCCAATGCGAAAACAACCACAAGTTTTACACCAAAGAATATGCAATACCCGAAACACAAGTATGTGAGAAGCCAGAAACTGCTAAAATTAGTGGCGGCTCTATCCTGTCAGCTTTGTGGAACAGAACATGGAATTCAAGCAGCACATAGCAATTGGGGTGGCGGTAAAGGCCGTGGCATCAAAGCCGATGACAATCTAGTGGCGGCTTTATGCCAAACTTGTCATTACGACATTGACCAAGGTGCAAAGTGGTCAAAGGCTGAAAGACAGCAAGCATGGAACATAGCCCACTTTAAAACAGTTCAATTGTTAGTGGACACAAACCAATGGCCTGTTGACATTCCTGTACCGGACATTGCAAAATGAGTACGCTGACAAAATGCAGTTGCCAGCTTTTGGGGGCTGATGCTCCCATTTTTTTGAGGACACCATGCTAAAAATTGTGCAAAAGCCTGTAGATAAATTGATACCTTATGTCAACAACAGCCGCACCCACTCTGATGAGCAAATAGCCCAGATTGCCTCAAGCATCAAAGAATTCGGCTGGACTAACCCGATATTGGTAGATGGGGAGAACGGCATCATTGCAGGACATGGCAGGCTGATGGCAGCAAGAAAGCTGGGCTACAAAGAAGTTCCCACCATCGAGTTAAAAGACCTGACAGAGACCCAGCGCAAGGCTTACATCATTGCCGACAACCGCCTGGCACTCAATGCAGGATGGGACAATGAAATGCTGACCATAGAATTGAATGATCTATTGGCAGACGGGTTTGCGCTAGAAATCTTGGGCTTTGACACTAAGGAACTAAACGCCCTGCTAGAGCCAGAGGTAGTGGAAGGGCTGACAGACGAGGATGCCGTTCCTGACATTCCTGATGAGCCTAAGACCAAGTTAGGCGACATTTACCAACTAGGCAATCACCGCCTAATGTGTGGGGACTCCACTAGCATTGACGCTGTTGACAAGTTGATGGATGGGCAGAAGGCCGATATGGTGTTTACCGACCCGCCTTATGGCGTGGCTTATGAAGGTGGACATAATCAAAAGAAACGTAAAGGCATAATTGCTGATACTTTAGAAGGTGATGATCTAACAGGTTTGTTTTATGGTGCTTTAATGGCTGCTGTACCAAATACCAAGGATGGTGCGGCTTTTTATATTTGGTATGCCTCTGGCAAATCAATAGAAACTTATGCTGCATTATCAAAATTGCCACTAAAACTTAGGGCGGTAATTCAATGGTACAAAGTAAAGTCTGGTCTTGGGGCTTTTATGTCTCAATATATTCCAAACTCCGAGCCATGTATGTATTTGCATAAAGACAAATGCTCTCCTGCATGGTATGGCCCGACAAATGAAAAAACTGTTTGGGAATTAAAGAAAGAATCAAAAAATATTTATCATCCAACTCAGAAGCCTGTTGAATTGCCAGAAAGAGCAATAAATAATTCAAGTAAGGGTGGTGATTTAATCCTTGATCTTTTTGGTGGCTCTGGAAGCACATTAATTGCCTGTGAAAAAATTAATCGTCATGCAAGATTGATGGAACTAGACCCCAAGTATTGCGATGTAATCGTTAAGCGTTGGGAAGACTTCACAGGCAAGAAAGCCGTTCTTTTGACAGAAACAGTAGAATCTGCTTAACATTACGCAAATTCCCCTCTATAAATGAACCACGAACACGAGCCAACGGCAGAATCCCGCAAACTGGTTGAATCCAGTAGCGGATTAGGCTTGCCTCACGAGTCCATTGCCTGCTTGGTTGGCATCGATGACAAGACCCTCCGCAAGTATTACAGGCACGAGCTGGACATGGGCAAAGCCAAAGCCAATGGGCAGATTGCCAAGACGCTGTACAGCAAAGCCGTGGGTGGAGACACCACAAGCCTGATCTGGTGGACAAAGACACAAATGCGCTGGGCTGAGACTGTTAAGCAAGAACACACTGGTGCAGATGGTGCGCCCCTGCTGTTTGAGCGCATTGAACGTGTGGTGGTGGATGCAAAAAATACTGAAGATTGATACGCCTCGCTGGGCATTGCCATTGACAAAACCAAGCCGATACAAGGGCGCATGGGGTGGTCGGGGCAGCGGAAAGTCTCATGCCTTTGCCGAGTTGATGATTGAGGAGCACATCATTGACCCCAAGCGCAGAAGCGTTTGTGTTCGTGAAATACAGAAATCCTTGAATCAATCTGTTAAGCGATTGCTGGAAACCAAGATCGAGGCCATGAACGCAGGGGCTTACTTTGAAGTCCAAGATTCGGTCATCAAGTCCAAAAAGGGCGATGGTGCGATTATTTTCCAAGGTATGCAAAACCACACAGCCGACAGCATTAAGTCGCTAGAAGGCTATGACTGCGCTTGGGTTGAGGAAGCCCAAAGTCTGAGTCAGACCAGCCTGGACTTGCTGAGACCAACAATCCGCAAGCCAAACAGCGAGTTATGGTTCACATGGAATCCAAGGCAGCAATCAGACCCTGTGGATTTTCTATTGCGTGGGCCAGAGCCGCCAGCCAATGCCTCGGTAATCAAGGTCAACTTTGGCGATAACCCGTGGTTTCCACAAGTCTTAAAAGACGAAATGGAGTACGACAAGCGCAGAGACCCTGACAAATATCAGCACGTTTGGATGGGTCAATACCTGCAAAACAGCAACAGCAAGGTATTCAAGAACTGGAAAATTGACGACTTTGATGCACCGCCAGATGCTATCCACCGCCTTGGTGCTGATTGGGGTTTCTCAGTTGACCCGACAGTTTTGGTGCGTTGCCACATAATTGGGCGCACCCTTTACATTGATTACGAAGCCTACATGGTGGGCTGTGAGATTATCAACACCCCTGAGTTATTCATGCAAATACCAGAGGCTGAGAAGTGGCCTATCGTGGCAGACTCAGCCAGGCCGGAAACCATCAGCCACATGAAGCGCAACGGCTTTCCAAAGATAATGACTGCAATCAAAGGGCCAAAGTCAGTAGAGGAAGGCATCGAGTTTTTGAAGAACTACGACATTGTGGTTCACCCTCGTTGCATTCACACAATTGACGAGTTGAGCCTGTACAGTTATAAATCAGACCCATTGACAGGCAGAATTCTGCCCATGCTTGAGGACAAAAAGAATCACGTTATTGATGCTTTGCGTTATGCGTGTGAGGGCATCAGGCGGTCAGCGGTAACAAAATCGGCTACATTTACACCATTGCCCAATGTCAAACGCTGGTAGATAATCGCCCCAAAAGGACAAATATGGCACGAATACCCAACGACCAACGCCTTGCAAACTTACACGCTGAAGCACTGCGGCAGTTCAATGATATACAAACTGCGCTGCGGGATGAGCGTCTGCAATGCTTACAAGACAGGCGTTTTTACTCGTTGTGCGGCTCTCAGTGGGAAGGCCCATTGTGGGATCAATACGAAAACAAACCCAAGTTTGAGGTCAACAAAATCATGTTGGCGGTCATTCGCATCGTTAACGAATACCGCAATAATCGCATCACCGTTGACTATGTAAGCAAAGACGGTACTGAGAACGACAAACTGGCAGAAGTCTGCGATGGCCTTTATCGTGCTGACGAACAAGCATCGGTCGCTGATGAGGCTTACGACAATGCTTTTGAGGAAGCTGTTGGCGGTGGCATTGGTGCATGGCGACTGCGTACTGTTTACGAAGACGAAGAAGACCCAGAGAATGAACGCCAGCGCATCAGGTTTGAGCCAATCTTTGATGCCGACTCTAGCGTATTCTTTGACCTGAACGCCAAGCGGCAAGATAAGTCAGATGCCAAATATGCTTTTGTGGTCAACAGTATGACCCGTGAAAGCTACAAAGAAATCTACAACGATGACCCAACTGATTGGCCTAAAATCATTCACCAATACGAATTTGATTGGGCAACGCCTGATGTTGTGTTTGTGGCTGAGTACTATAAGGTTGAGGAAAAAACCGAGGTAATCCGTATATTTGAAGCCATTGATGGCACTGAGGAACGCTATACAGCCCAAGACTTTGCAGACGATGAAATGCTAGAAGAAACCCTGATGGCGGTCGGCACAAGGGAAGTTCGCCAAAAGCGCATCAAGCGTATGCGGGTTCGCAAATACATCATGTCTGGCGGCAAGGTGCTGGAAGATGCAGGCTACATTGCAGGCAAAAACATCCCCATTGTGGTGGTCTACGGCAAGCGATGGTTTGTGGATAACATCGAGCGTTGCATGGGTGCTGTGCGCTTGGCTAAAGATGCCCAACGCCTGAAGAATATGCAACTGTCCAAGCTGGGCGAGATTTCAGCCTTGTCCAGTATTGAGAAGCCCATCATGACCCCAGAGCAAGTGGCTGGGCATCAGGTAATGTGGGCAGAAGATAATCTGAGGGATTACCCTTATCTGCTGATTAACCCTGTCACTGGTGCTGATGGCGGCACACAAATCAGTGGCCCTGTGGCTTATACAAAGTCGGCACAAATCCCACCAGCTATGGCGGCTTTACTTGCCATCACTGAACAGGATATGCAGGACATTTTGGGCAACCCACAAGGGGCTGACAAGATGATTTCAGGCGTATCAGGCAAAGCGGTTGAGATGATTCAAACCCGTGTGGATATGCAGACGTTCATTTACATGAGCAACTTTGCCAAGGGCATGAAGCGATGTGGTGAGATTTGGCTCGGCATGGCAAAGGAAATCTACACCGAAGACAAGCGCAAGATGAAAACTATTGCCGCTACTGGTGAGGCTGGAATGGTCGAGTTGATGCAGCCCACAATTGACACCGAAACTGGTGCTGTGGTGATGGCAAATGACCTATCTAGTGCCACATTTGATGTGGTTGCTGAAGTTGGCCCATCCTCTAGCAGTAAACGTGCGGCAACTGTCAGGGCTTTGACAGGAATGCTTCAGATCACCCAAGACCCAGAGACAGCCCAAGTGCTGACTGCAATGGCAATGATGAACATGGAAGGCGAGGGCGTTGGGGATGCAAATGCTTATTTCCGCAAGAAGTTACTGCGGATGGGCGTTGTTCAACCAACAGACCAAGAGGCAGAAGAACTTATGGCAGAAATGCAGGGCAAGCCTCAAGACCCGAACGCAATGTATTTGCAGGCCGCAGCCGAGAATGAAATGGCAAAAGCCGCAAGAGCAAGAGCTGATACTGTTGAAACTGTAGCAAGCGCAGAACTTAAACGGGCGCAAACGCTAGAGACTTTGGGCAAGGTTGAAGAGACAGCACAGAGCATGGCGATGACCAACGCCCAGGCAGTGCAAGAAATTTTGCAAGGTCAGATTGTGCAACCTGTTGCGAATCAGTAAAAAACAAGCGACAATTAAAACAACGGTTACCACCCAGCCGTTTAAAGTGGGTGAGTTGAATGGGGTCAAAGATGAATCAAAAGGCAGTAATTGAGGACAATGAAGTCGAGGTAGTAGAAGAGGAAATCGAAGTCAACGAATCCGTTGATGAGGTTGAGCCAGAAGATACCGAAGAAGTTGTTGTCAGCATTGGTGAGGAAGCGCCACCTCCCGAAGAACATACTCCTGCGCCTGAATGGGTAAAAGAGTTGCGTAAGACGAACCGAGAACTGCAACGGCAGAATCGTGAACTGCAAGCAAGGGTACAAGCCGCACCACCTGAGACCAAACCAGTGGTGATTGGAAATAAGCCCAAGCTAGAAGATCACGACTATGACGCTGATGCATACGAGGAAGCATTGACAAGTTGGTTTGAGCGCAAGCGACAGGCCGATGAAATCAACGCCAAGCAAGAAGCTGAAGTTATGAATCAGCAAAAGGCATGGCAAGCCAAGTTGGATGGTTATGGCAAGGCGAAAGCCGAGCTAAGAGTGAAGGACTTTGAGGATGCTGAAGAAGTTGCTCAACAAGTTTTTTCTATCACCCAGCAAGGCGTTTTGCTGCAAGGTGCAGATAATCCTGCACTCGTTGTTTACGCACTCGGTAAGAACCCTGCAAAGGCTAAAGAGTTGGCTGAAATCAAAGACCCCGTAAAGTTTGCCTTTGCGGTAGCAAAACTGGAGAAAGACTTGAAAGTTACAAATCGCAGGCAAGCACCCGCCCCAGAGCGTATCGTTACAGGAACTGGAAGATCATCTGGTGCGGTTGACTCAACACTTGAACGGCTGAGAGAAGAAGCGGCTCGTACTGGCAATATGACCAAGGTCATACAGTATAGGGCGCAGAAACGATCAGCATCCAAATAATTTAATAGGAGCTTATTATGAGCAATAGTTTTTCAAAAGAAGAGCGTGTAGCGTTTGAGGACATCCTCGAAGGCTTTAACGATGCTTTGGTTTTATCCCGCAACGTGTCCATCTACAACACAGATGGCTCGATGATGGAACGCACCAATAACGTGATCTATCGTCCACAGCCTTACATCGCACAATCGTACGATGGCATGGATCAGACTAACAACTTCACAGCTTACACACAGCTTTCAGTACCAGCGACACTCGGCTTTCAAAAGTCTGTGCCGTTCATTCTCGATGCTTTGGAATTGCGTGACGCTTTGCAAGAAGGTCGTTTAGGCGAAGCCGCCAAGCAGAAATTGGCATCTGACATCAACATCGCCATCATGAACGTGGCTGCGGCTCAAGGCTCTTTGGTCGTGACCGTGAGCACTGCCGCTGGTGACTATGACGATGTGGCCTTGTGCGACAGCATCATGAACGAGCAGGGTGTTCAAGCCTTTGATCGTTACTTGGCTTTGTCAAGCCGTGACTACAACGGCATCGCTGGCAACATTGCTGGTGGTACTGGTGGCGCATCTGTGTCACGTAGTTTCGCAGGTACTAAGTCAAACAGTGCTTTCGAGCGTTCTTACGTTGGTATGGTTGCAGGTTTTGATACCTACAAACTTGACTACGCCAACCGCCTCGCAGGTGCAACTGGTGCTGACCCAACAATGAGCACTTTGGCTGCCGCCAATAACTACTACGTGCCTGTGGCAACCGCCACCGCAGCAACTGGTGAAACTCAGAACGTGGACAATCGTTTCCAAACGATTACCGTGTCTAGCACCACCAACTTGCCTGCTGGTTCAGCCATTGAGATCAGCGGAGTTGAGGCTGTCCATCACATCACCAAGCAAGGTACTGGATTCTCCAAGACTTTCCGTGTGGTGCAAGTGGTCAATTCCACAACTTGCGTTATTACACCTCCAATCATTTCTGCTCAAGGTGGAACTGATGCTGAGTTGCAATACCAAAACTGTATCGTTACACCTAACGCATCCGCAACCATCAACCGCTTGAATACCACAACTGCACCTGTTAACTGCTTCTGGCAGAAAGATGCGTTGGAGATTCTGCCTGGTCGTTACGCTGTTCCCTCTGATGCTGGCGTTGCAGTAATGCGTGCCTCTACAGATCAAGGCATCGAATTGGTCATGCAAAAGCAATACGATGTGAATACCATGAAGACCAAGTACCGTTTGGATACTTTGTTTGGCGTGGTCAATAAGCAGCCAGAAATGTCTGGTATTTTGCTGTTTAATCAAGCCTAAGGAGTAATCATGAGCTATCAAGTAATTTTTGCACAAGGTACAGCCACTGTTGCAGTACCCGCAGGCGAGAAAATCGCTGTTCAAGCCTTTTCACCAGCACAAGTGTTTCAAGAAGTTGGTTTCCCCAACTTTCCTGAAGCCAATGATCTGCTGACTACGGTTGACAACACCACCTATGTTTCAGGCGCATTTACCAATGCCACCAACGTGATTATTCAAGCTGGTGCATCGGGTGCGTACTACTCAGTTGGCGTTGCTCCTGATATCAGCAACAATGGCAACTGGCAACCTCAAGGTGCGCCAGCCAACATTGCTGATGGCGGCTCGATGGCGGCAACTGCTGCTAACGTGTTGACAGGCATCATTACTGCTACTCCCACAGCAAGCCGTGACATTCAATTGCCAACAGGTGCAAACCTTGATTTGGCAACTGAGTGGGCTATCGGTGATTCGTTTGACTTCAGCGTCATCACTTTGGCTGCATATGCTTTGACATTGACTGTCAACACAAATGTGACCATCGTTGGTTCTGCTGCAACTGCGGCTACGGCTGGTGCTTCTGCACGTTTCCGTTGCCGTAAGACTGCGGCTGACACCTTTGTTGTCTATCGTATCGGTGGTTAAACCAAGACAGGCCAGCAGAGATGTTGGCCTGTTTTACTTAGGAGAGCAAAATGCCAATGAAAAAAGGTTACTCAGACAAGACCATTTCCAAGAATATCAAAATGGAAATGAAATCAGGCAAGCCCCAAAAGCAAGCCGTTGCAATGGCACTTGGTATGGCTACTAAGTCGGCAAAAGCCGCTGGCAAGCCTAGCAAAGCACCAATGAAAAAATGATTAAGTCAGCCGCAATCGTTAAGACCAAAACTCTTGCCCCGTGGAAAGAGTTGCGGTTGCAAAAGCGTAAGCTGAAAAAAGCCAATGCCGCACAGCGCAAAGCAATAAAGCAGATTCGCCCATCGCCCATCGGTTCACAAGTTATTGATGTGCCTGATGAGCCTATTGAAATGCTTGAAGTTGTTGAGACTGTTGATGACAGCCCACCAACTCGTGAGGAAATGCTACAACAGGCTGAAGCCATTGGCATGAAGGTTGACAAACGCTGGTCAGATGCGACACTTCTGAAACACATTGAGGAATCAGCATGGGCTACAGAAAACGACAATTCATAAGCGCAGCCTTTGAGGAAATCGGGCTTGCGTCTTACGTGTTTGATTTACAACCTGAACAGCTTGAATCTGCCTTGCGTAGATTAGATGCAATGATGGCAGACTGGAACGCCAAGGGCATCCGCTTGGGTTACCCTTTGCCATCCAGCCCACAAGATAGCAGCCTAGATGAAGAAACTCTCGTGCCTGATTCGGCTTACGAGGCCATTATTTGCAGTCTAGGCATTAGGCTTGCGCCAAGTTTTGGCAAGCAAGTAATGATTGAGACAAAGACCACTGCCAAGCAGGGTTACGATATTCTGTTGCAAAGAGCCACATTCCCGCTTGAACAACAACTTCCGGCAACAATGCCTGCTGGTGCTGGCAATAAGCCTTGGAGGGTCTACGATAATCCGTTTATCAGACCACCAGCCAATCCTGTTACTGCTGGCCCTGATGGGCCTCTCGAATACTATTAAGGACAGTCATGCCACAAATCAATCAGTTACCCGTACTCAGCACTGTTTCAAGCGGAGACCAATTACCCGTTTACTCACCCAACAATGGTGATGCTCGCAGAACCTCGATTGGTTCTTTGCTGACTTTCTTTCAACAAAGTTTTGCATCGCCAACTTTGTCGGTGAATCTGTATGTGCCTGGCTCTGGCTTCAACATCACTGTGCCAACTCCTGTTAGCCAAGATCAGTGGATGCTGTTGCAACCTGCTGGAACGCTGGCAACTGGCACAATTACCCTGCCTTTGAATACTGGTGTGCCTGATGGCACTACGGTGCTGATTACGACCACCCAAGAAATCACATCCCTGACGATTGCGCTGAATGGTGCAACCGCACTTTATGGTGGTGTAACATTCTTAGGCGCAGGAACTGCAACAGCCATTCGTTTTTATCAGCCCACAAACTCTTGGTATCAAATTAATGCTGATGCAGTTTATGGCACAAATGTGCAGGCTTTCTTGGCTGTGCCATCAAGTGCCAATCTACGGGCGGCAATGACAGATGAAACTGGTACAGGTTCATTGGTCTTTGCAACAAGCCCAACGCTAACAACTCCAACGATCACAAACCCAACAGTCAGCACTGGAACATTCACAAGCCCAACTTTGGTTACACCAGCAATCGGTGTGGCTACTGGCACAAGTTTGACAGCTACTGGTGTGATTGCATCAACTGGAACGGCTGGTGTAGGTTATGCCACAGGCGCAGGCGGCACAGTAACTCAAGGCTCAAGCCGCATCACAGGTGTGACATTGAATAAGACAACTGGTGCAATCACACTATTTAGCGCTGCTGGTTCAGCCACTGCTGCAACATTTACTGTGACCAATAGCACTGTTGCGGCAACTGATGTCATTGTCCTGAATCAAAAATCAGGCACTGACCTATATGACTTGATGGTCACTGCTGTGGCGGCTGGTAGTTTCAACATTACTTTCCGTACCACTGGCGGCACAACAACTGAACAGCCAGTATTTAACTTTGCAGTCATCAAAGGCGTAGCTGCATAATGGCAACGAAGCCTAAATCATCGGTCAATGAGGCTGGCAACTACACGAAGCCAACCATGCGTAAGCGTCTCTTTGAGGAAATCAAGGGTTCTGCTGTGCAAGGCACTGCGGCTGGTGAATGGTCGGCTCGCAAAGCCCAATTATTGGCAAAGAAGTACAAAGAAAAAGGTGGCGGTTATAAATGAAAGCCACACAAAAAAGCCTCAAAGATTGGTCAAGTCAAAACTGGCGCACCAAGTCGGGAAAGCCATCGTCTGAAACAGGCGAGAGATATCTGCCTGAGAAGGCGATTAAGGCATTGACAGCGGCTGAATATGCGGCAACCACAAGGGCAAAGCGTGAGGCTACAAAGGCTGGGAAGCAGTTTGCCAAGCAGCCCAAAAAGATTGCTGAAAAGATCAAGGGGTTCAGATGAAAGACCCAAGACTAACTCGTGCTGGTGTTGAAGGTTTTAACAAACCCAAGCGTACCCCAAGTCACCCAACAAAAAGCCATGTCGTTGTGGCAAAGGCTGGTGATGAAGTGAAGCTGATTCGTTTTGGTCAACAGGGCGTGTCTGGTTCACCTAAGCGTGAGGGCGAATCCAAAGCCGACAAAGCAAGACGTGAATCATTTAAGTCTCGCCATTCTGAAAATATTGCCAAAGGCAAAATGAGTGCAGCATATTGGGCTGATAAGGTGAAGTGGTAATGCAAATCCCTATCTTGAATGGTATCTACACCGACAGCACCCCTGAACTGCGTACCAGTTACCCAGTGAACCTTGTGCCTGTGCCAAAGCAATCAGGCATCAGCAATGGGTTTCTGCGACCAGGCGATGGCATTGTGGCAAACGGCACAGGGCCAGGAGTCGACCGAGGCGGCATCAATTGGCAAGACAACCTATATCGAGTGATGGGTACAAAGTTGGTGGAAATCGACAGCGCAGGCACAGTTACAGTACTTGGCGATGTGGGTGGGCCAACCAATCAATTGGTGACATTTGATTACAGCTTTGATTTACTTGCTATTGCATCTGGTGGTCGCTTGTATTACTGGAATGGTTCAACACTGACGCAAGTGACTGACGGTGACTTGGGCGTAGTTCTTGACTTCTGCTGGGTTGATGGTTACTTCATGACCACAGATGGGGAGTTTTTAATCGTCACCGAATTGTCTGACCCATTGGTTGTGAATCCATTGAAGTACGGTAGTTCAGAAGTTGACCCTGACCCTGTGGTTGCTTTACTGAAATTGCGTAATGAGGTTTATGCGCTGAACAGGAACACCGTAGAAGTATTCGATAATGTGGGCGGTGAACTTTTCCCATTCGCTAGAATTGATGGCGCACAAATACAAAAGGGTGTTATTGGAACACAGGCTTGTTGCGTTTTTATCGAACGCATTGCATTTTTAGGCAGTGGAAGAAATGAAGCTCCAAGCATTTACATAGGTGCGGCAGCAACAACGCAAAAAGTAAGCACTCAGGAAATAGACAATCTTTTGCTTGAATACACCGAGGCTCAATTATCCTTGGTTAAGTTGGAGGCTAGAAATGACAAGAGTCACCAACACCTTTATGTGCATTTGCCTGACCGCACCATAGTTTATGACGCATCCGCATCTGAGGCTTTACAAACTCCTGTCTGGTTCACGCTGACAACAACAATAGTTGGATTTGAACAATACCGAGCCAGAAACTTAGTTTGGGTGTACGACAGATGGATGGTTGGCGACCCACAGTCCACCAATATCGGTTACTTGGTTCAAGATACAGGACACCATTGGGGTCAACGAGTGCGCTGGGAATTTGGCACATTGATTGTCTATAACGAGAGCAATGGTGCAATATTTAACAAGATGGAATTGGTCAGTCTGACAGGAAGCATTGTGCTTGGTAAAAATCCGCAAATCAGCACAAGTTACTCTTTGGATGGGCAGACTTATTCACAAGAAAAGTTTATTCCTGTCGGCACGATTGGCAACCGCAATAAGCGTTTGGCTTGGTTTCAGCAGGGTCACATGAGGAACTGGCGTATCCAGCGTTTCCGTGGCGATAGTGATGCCCATGTGTCTTATGTGCGCTTAGAGGCACAGATTGAAGCATTGGCATACTGATGGCAACCGCACCGATCTCTCGCAGACTTAACTTAACCCGTGACCAGCTTGCGGAGTTTTTGACCGATCAACAACAGATCAGGCAGTTTGAGTTGCTGTTTTCTACTGTTGATGTACTTCAAGTTCTTGTTGGGACTGACTTTGAATATCAGGCTGGCAATGCTGCGGCAACCGCAAATGATGCGCTGGCGCAGATTCAAGCACTTTCGCAAAATACTGCGGTAGAAGATGCGGCATTAAGCGCAAAGGCACAGGATGCACTTGATAGGATTGCACTGTTGGCGCAAGAAACTGCGGTGACTGTGGCATTGGCTGAAAGCAAGGCAAATCAAGCCTTGGCATTGGTGGACAAACTGAATAAAGCGGTTGAGGGCTTGCAGATGACCCCACCACCAAGGGAGTTCAAAAGGGCAAGATATGGTTCGTTTTACGACACTACCACTCAGACAGCTACCACAATCAACACAGCCAAGGCCATCACGTTTAACAATACCGATCTGAGCAATGGGGTATTTATTGGAAGTCCAACATCAAGAATCGTGGTGGATAGCGAGGGCATCTACAACTTTGACACCTCGTTCCAGTTGGATAAAACATCAGGCGGTACGGCAGAGTTCTATTTTTGGTTTCGGCTCAACGGTGTGGATGTGCCAGACAGCGCAAGCCAAATCAGGGTTCAGGGTAATAATGGTGAGATTTTTTCATCGCTGAATTTCTTTTTTGACCTCAAAGCCAATGATTATGTTGAACTGATGTTTTCGGTGAGCGATCTCAGTGTTGAATTACTTTCTGTTGCCGCAACCGCCCCTGTTCCAGCTATTCCATCCATAATTCTCACAGTCAACAACAATATCGGAGGTGTCCAATGACAGTCATAGTAAAAGTGCTAATCCCTGCGAAGCAAGCAGAAAATGCGCAGACCACCCAATACACCGCAACAAATGTCAAGGCAATTATTGACAAGTTTACGGTGACCAATACCAGTGCCAACAATGTGACTTTTAGTTGCAATTTAGTCACTGTGTCTGGCTCAGCAAGCGCATCCAACCTGATTATTGACACACGCACCATCGTGCCAGATGAAACTTACACTTGCCCAGAGTTGGTGGGTCAGGCATTAGACGTTGGTGGGTTTATTTCAACAATCGCAGGAACGGCAACGTCCCTGACTATCCGAGCATCAGGCCGAGAAATTTCATAAGGAGCTAGAAATGAAAGAATTTATGGTTATTCCACGGGGCTTTAATGGCTTGCCGATGGAAGAAGAATTTTTGACCAATGCAGAGAATAAAAAGAACTATGCCGTTGCGGTTGCTGATTGGAACTATGGCCCTGAAATGCCCACCAATGAGGCTGGCGCAAATAAGGAGTTTTACGCTGGTTTGGCAGAGGCTATGCAATGCGATGAAAAAGACGCAAGACGCAAGCATTGCTCAAACTGCGAGTATTACGACAACAGCTTCATGACCCAAGTCAGGATTGAGCGCATCCCAATGGCGGCTTATGACAAGGGCGCAGGATTCAGGGGTCATTGCGAAAAGCTGAACTTTATCTGCAACGATATGCGGGTTTGTCAGGCTTGGGAAGATGAAGAAGAAGAGGATTGACCTTTTGTCAATTTGTGCGAAAATCAAGCCGCTGAGTTCTGGCATCCAGCGGCCTGCCCTAATTAGGAGTTTTGGATGACCAATGGACTGCGAGAAAACTTGACAAAAGTTTTTATGCTACCTGCGCCAGCCGTAGAGTGGCTACTCATGGTCTTTGACGCAATCCAAGTCTTTGATGATGTTGCCGATGGCGACCAAGTGGCACGAGAAGACCTCAATGCGACCATTTGGAACACATTGGTGGGTATGCACCAGAACTCTTTTTTTATTGCCAACAGCGCCCATTTAACGCCTTTGCTGGCGACAATGATTCTCAAGTGGCAAGCCTCGGACACGGCAGAGCGAAATAAACAAGCAGATGCCAAGTCGTTCATTTGGCGAGCCGGATATTACGACTTGATTTTAATGACCGTTTCGCTAGTACATGGGGCTGGATATGCCACAAAATATGGTCATCATGTGATGGCTTTGTATGGCGAAACTTTTGAAGATTATATGAAGGAGTTTGGCGATGCCTGATCCAATAACCGCCCTAGTAGTTGGTGGAAGCCAACTTATCGGAAGTTCAATGCAAGCCAAAGCCGCAGGTTCAGCGGCAGATATTCAATCTGGCGCAGCTCAAGCAGGCATTGAAGAACAACGCAGACAGTTTGATGCTTTGCAAGCGATATTGAAACCCTATGTAGAGGTTGGTGCGCCAGCGATTACTGGTTATCAAGAATATGCTGAAGCAGGGCCAAAAGCCTTTGAACAACAGCAAGCATTAGCTGGTGTTCTTGGCCCTGAGAGACAGAGAGCAGCGATTGCCGAAATTGAGCAGGGCGCTGGATTTCAAGCCAGAGTGCGATCTGGTGAAGAAGCGTTATTGCAACGTGCATCTGCCACAGGTGGATTGCGTGGTGGGAATATCCAAGCGGCATTGGCTCAATTTAGACCACAAATGTTGGAAAAAGAAATTGAGACTCAATACGGAAGGCTTGGTGGCTTCTCAGATATTGGGCGTGAAACACAGGCTAATTTGCTGAAAATTGGTCAAGCATCTGCCGCAGGAGTAGGCGCACAAGGCATAACTACTGGAACGAATATTTCAAACTTGTTGGCTCAACAGGGTGCAGCACGAGCTGGTGGTGAGATCGGTGAAGCAAAGGCTTATGGTTCATTATTCAACTTGCCTGGTCAATTGCTTGGTTTCCAATATGGCGCAGGAAAAACTCCAGGACTTGGGTTTTAAGGATTAGAACATGGCAACGATTAACCCTTTAATGCCCCCAATTAATTACACAGTGGATGTGCAAAGTCCATTTGAGTCTGCTTTAGGCGGGTTCAAACTTGGTGCTGGAGTTGCTGAAATACAAGCGTCACAGCAAAGGCGTGAACTTGAACGCAAAGCATTAGAGCAAGCACAGCAACGACAAACTGAACTTGCTGATTTGTATAAAAACCCCAATGCAACAGCGGCAGATTATGAACGTGTAGCGGCATTTTTGCCTAAAGATCAAGCAGGAATCGTAATGCAGGGTTTTGAAAGAAAAACCAAAGAGCAACAACAGGCTGATTTGCGTATTGGCGGTGAAGTTTACTCAGCCATCAAATCGGGAAATATTGATATTGCAAAACGTAGACTTACAGAAAAAGCAATTGCATTACGCAACAGTGGTCGTGAAAGTGAAGCAAAGGCCGCAGAAGATTCTTTGGAATTAATAAATTTAAATCCAACAGGAGCGCAAGCAACAATTGGTTTATACATGGCAAGACTGCCTGGTGGCAAAGAGTTTCTTGAGAGTGCTGACAAAGCACTTAGCACAATAAGAACAGAAGAACTCCAGCCAGCCGCATTGAAAAAAGCCGTGGCAGATTCCGAAAAAGCTGTTTCTGATGCAATAGTAGCAAAAGAAACAGCAACAAATGCACCAGCAATGGCAAAAGCTGATGCAGATTTAAAAGCTGCTCAAGCACAAAAAGCACAAGTTGAAGCTAAGTATGCAGAACAAGTTACTAAGTTAGGCATCCGAAAAACTGAAGAAGATATCATCATCAATAAAGAGAATGCTCGTATTTCTGCATTAAATGCAGCGATAGCAAGAGAGACAAATGTAATCAGACAGGGAGAATTACGGCAAAAAATTGATGATGCAAAAGAAAAGCGTGATGCGGCTGATAGAGAACAACAAGCAACACTTGCCAATCAATCGGCAGACATTGACAACTTTATCAACACTGCCACAAGAATCAAGCAGACACCAAGAAATATTATCAATTCTGCTACTGGCCCAATAGCATCAAGATTACCAACTACCAATCAGGATGTTGCTGATTTTGAGGCATTGGTTGAAACACTTGGTTCACAGGCGTTTCTTGCCCAGATTCCAAAGATTAAGGGAACTGGTAACTTGACTGAAAAAGAGGGTGACAAACTTCAAGCATCTTTGCAGAACTTGTCACTAAAACAATCACCAGATCGATTATTGGCAAATGTGGATGAAGCAGTGCGATTGTTGGAAAAAGCAAGAGTTACTATTACAGCCCGTTCAGGATTGCCAACTGTGCCAAGTGATGTGCCAGCAAGAGAATTGAACGTTACAGTTGGTGGGATTACATACAATTTCCCAACAAAAGCTGCTGCTGATGCGTTTAAAAATTCGGATGCTTACCGAAGAGCCGCAGGGACTAGATAATGTCAAAAGAACTTGAAGCACTAGCAAAGCAATTGGGCGGTACGGTTCAGTCATCTGCCGAGCCTTTTCGTGTAGAAATCTCTGGTGGTGTACCCATCTTTGCTGAAAGTCCAAAAGCAAGCACTATTACACCTCCATCAGGTTTTCAATTATTGTCAGTAAAACAAGCTGATGTAAAACCATCAGGTTCTTACTATGACGAGACATTGAACGCATGGTTTGCACCTACAGGCCAAGCAATAGCAGAACCCGCTAAAACAGAAGACCTTGCGGCACTTGCAACTCAATTGGGTGGAACTGTTGCAGTACCCGCAACAACAGCAACTGGACTTGCTGGTGCGGCAACCAGAGGATTGGCTTTGCCTGCGGCTGGTGCGGCTTTAGGTGCTGCTATGGGTGCTCCATTTGCTGGTGTTGGTGCGATACCAGGCGCTATTGCAGGAGCTGGTGCTGCGACACTTGCAGGACTTCTTGGCGACCCAATTATTAGCGGTGTAAATACTATTTTCGGCACAAAATACACTTTGCCAACAGATGCAATGGAAGACTTGCTGACTCGTGTTGGCGTGGCTGAACCTCGCACAGCAGCCGAACGTATTTTGCAAACTACAGCCGCTGGCGCAAGTGGTGGCCTTGGTGGTGTTGCTGTGGGCAAAGCTGTAGAAGCTGCGGCAACAAGTCCAGTTACCCGTGAAGTTGGCAGATTATTGGCAACGACACCAGCACTTCAAACAATTAGTGGTGGTACTGCTGCTGGTGCTGGCGGCCTTGCAAAAGAGGCGGGTGCTGGCACTGCTGGGCAGATTGCGGCAACCGTTGGCGGTGCTTTTGTTCCATCTATACCAGCGGCAACTAGGGCGGTGACTCAGCAAGTTGCAAGGCAGATTGCACCAACGGGTGCTGGTATTCGTGAAAGACTCGAACCAACAACGATTCAGCAATTACGTGCCGGAAAAGAAGCTCCAACCGAACCAACCACTAGAGAATCTTTGCAAAGCATCAAAGCGACTGTAAGTGAAAAAATCTCACCACAAGAGCAACAAAATATTGCAAAACAGATTCAGCAAAGTCCAGACTCTACTGAAGTCGTTAATTTCCGTCTTTCAGGCACACAGGCTGTTCCTGATAATCAAGCAGTAGATGCCATCAAGCAAGGCTGGAAAGATGGCACGATTGCAAGCATCAAGGCGGCATCTGACAAAGATCGTCAAGCCATGACCAAGATGCTTAATATGTTCAAGATAGGTGAAAAGAATGAGAAGTTTCGTGCTTTAAACCGACCTGCTGATGTTCTTGGTGATACTGTTGATTCAAGAATTCAGTTCTTGTCAAGTGCCAATAAACAGGCTGGTGCTGATATAAATAAAATTGCTAATGCTCAATTGCGTGGTCAGAGAGTTGATTTTGACCCTGCCGTAAATACTTTTCTTGATGACCTTGGTGCTTTGGGCGTTAAGGTTGAACTTGACGCAAACGGGGTCGCCAAGGCCAATTTGCAAGGTTCTGACATACAGGGAGACAGACAGGCTCAACGTGTCTTAAACATGGTTTTAGAGCGTTTGAGCACCGTTAAAGCCCCTGATGCTTATGGCGTTCATACGGCCAAGAGATTTATTGATACTCAGGTTGATTTTGGCAAAAGAAGTCTTGCCAATCCGTTGACTGCACAAGCTGAACGCACATTGAAGAATTTGCGTAGAAATTTGAACACGACGCTTGGTGATAGTTTCCCTGAGTACAGAGCCGCCAATGAGAAGTATTCAGACACCATCACTGCGCTTGATGACTTGCAAAAAGCCGCTGGCACAAACATCGATTTTGATTCAGCAAATGCAAACAAGCAACTTGGCACAGCGATGCGTAAGTTGACTAGCAACTATGGCACACGAGCAAATTTGATTGACGCACTTGACCAAGCCAATAGCACATCAACAAAATATGGTCTGAAGTTAGATGATGACATTGTGAATCAGCTTATCTTTGTCAATGAACTAGACAGGATGTTTGGAGCAGCCGCCCAGACCTCATTAAAGGGTCAAGTTGCTGAAGCGATGCAGACAGGTGTTGACATAGCCCGAGGTGGTGCGGCAAGACGAGCATTAGAATTGCTTGCTGAAAAGGCTGAAGAATTGCGTGGCATTAACAAAGAAAATGCTGTCAAAGCAATGGAAGAATTGCTCAAGCGTAAAGCTGGTCAACCCTAATTAGGAGAATAAATAAATGTCCGCACTATTAGTAGAACCGCCATATCCAGCATTTGCGGATGCTGATGGACAGCCGCTTGATGATGGTTACATCTGGGTTGGCACTGCAAATTTAAACCCAATTACAAACCCGATTGCGGTCTATTGGGATTCATCACATACGATTTCTGCTGTGCAGCCTATTCGCACAAGCGGAGGTTACCCTGTCTATCAAGGCACACCAAGCCGTATTTACACAGCAAGCGATTACTCCATTCAAGTCCAGAATAAAAACGGCACGGTGGTTTATACCTCGCTGAATGACAATGCTGCTGGTGGCGGTAGTGTGGCAAGTAATGCAACAGGCAATGGAACGCAGACTATTTTCTCTGTTGCTTCTGCGCCAAGTGCGATCTACATTAATGGTGTGTATCAAAATCAAAACACTTACTCATTTGCAAATGGTAATGTTACGTTCACAGAAGCTCCACCATTCACCTCTATCATTGAATTCGTGTTCTAAGGAGAACCAGAATGTTAAAAACAGTCTCGTCCATCACCAACGCCATTGGTGCATTGAATTACAAAGGCACATGGGATGCCAATGCCAATAGCCCTCTGCTGACTTCCAGCGTTGGCACAAAGGGCGACTACTATGTGGTCAGCACAGCAGGCACAACCAATCTGAATGGCATCAGCAATTGGGGCGTTGGCGATCTAGCAACTTTCAACGGCTCGGTTTGGCAAAGGGTTGAGGGTGGTGCAGACTTGAATGGCGTGAATTTATCAGTTTCAGGCACAAGCACACTGTCAGGCTTGACCGCATCTACTGCGCTGGCACTGAACGCAAGCAAAGAGATAGTCAGCGTAACTAATACTGGAACTGGCAACAACGTACTTGCCACAGCCCCGACTTTGGTTGGTGATGTATCTTTGTCCACTGGCAACTTAATTATTGGAACATCTGGAAAAGGCATTGACTTTTCTATCACATCTCACCCAGCAGGCATGACCAGCGAATTATTGGCTGACTATGAAGAAGGTACTTGGACTCCTGCTTACACCACCAGTGCTGGTGCATACGCAAGCGTAACTCATTCTATCCAACTTGGACAATATCGAAAAGTTGGCAGTCTGGTTTACATCACGCTGTCATTGAGAACTTCTGCGGCAGATATTACTGGCGCAACAGGCCAAATGCTTATCTCAGGTTTGCCATATACAGCGGCTACACAATCCCAAGGAATTGCAAGCATGAGCGTAAGTTACGCAACCATTTTTGCAAGTATCCGACCAATGGGCGCTTATGTTCCTAGTGGTGGAACTACCATGTATTTGACATACATCACAAGTCCAGTTGGCTCAAACTGGGGTGAACTTGCGGCAACACAATTGTCCACAGGAAACCCAGCTAACATTCTTTTGTTGTCTGGCTGCTACATCGCCGCTTAAGGAATAATTATGGCACTGACCAAAGTTAGTTTTTCGATGATTACTGGTGCGTACACCAACGTCAAAGATTTTGGCGCGACAGGTGATGGCGTCACAAATGACACTGTTGCAATTCAAACGGCGTTGGATTCTCTTACCGGTGGCGGGGTTCTTTATTTCCCACCTGGCGAGTACAGAATTGCTAGAAACATTGGAACCAATGATCGTTGGGGCATTAAGGTAACAAACAGCAACATCACGATCAAAGGCGATCAGGCATATTTTCGTAGATTTAACACGGATATTTCAACTTATGCGTTATCGTATCCGCTTTTGTTTGTTGGCACACCTGACAGCAATGTTGCCGCGCAAACGCAAAATGTGGTTATTGATGGCGTTTCGTTCATTGGTGAAAACGTGCGGCACAATGTGCCTGGTGCTGGAATTTTTGATTTTAGAACTGCCATCGTGTTTAAAAACACAGAAAACACTTCAGTGTTGAATTGCAGTTTTACAAAAGTGGATTCATCGGCGATTTGCTATGAGCAAATTGCAACATACGATTACGTGAACAACGTCTACTACAACACAACCAAAAATTACAAATCAAAAATTAGCGGTTGCACGTTTATTGCTGAACCCCATGCAGTTGCGGGTCGTGCGCTATTACATTGCGTCAATGCGGATGGTATTGATGGTTTGGTGATTGACGGTAATTCTTTTGAATGGACTGACGTTTGCTTGTCGGGTGAATCTACTTACGACACAGCCGATCAATTAGAAACCGCAACATTTACTTATGCATCACCACCATCACGCAATGCACTTGGTGCTGTAAAACGTCAAACACGCGACATTGTTTTTTCAAACAACAACTGCTACAACTGCTCAGAGCACCCAGCTTATCCAGCAATGGTTAGCGTAATTATTTCAGGCAACACGTTCACAACCGACACCCCCTTGATTTGCGACACAAGCCCAATTCAGTTGCGTTGCCGTGGCGTATCGGTTACGGGTAACACTGTCATTGGATATTCAAATTTCATTGCGATTACCACCCCATCATCCCAAGTCACAGTATCTGGAAACGTTTTTTATGCGAACGATGTTGCAGATAAAGAAGGCGGTGCAATTCAGATTCAATCGGCTGGATTGGCTTCATACATTACCAACCGAAGCCCATATCTAACAATGATTCCAATGGGCGACATTGCAATTACAGGAAACAATGTTGTTGGCCCTGAAGCCTTAGTGCCAACTGGGCAGCTTTATCAAAATGCTGTTCGTGTCTACACTGACGCATACGATGCAACAAATTTTCCAGATGGACAGATTTTAAGCATTGCAGTTAGCGGTAACACTTTTAGCAATTGGCAAAACGGCTTTTACTTTATTGATGACCAATACCGCAACATGGTCATCAGTAACAATGTGTTGAGAGCCAAAGCGTTTACCGAGGCTGGTTTTAACGCCTCAACAACCATGCTGACTCGATCAGTCATATTGACTTATGGTCAAGTTGAGGCTGAAGGCCGATACGCTAGTTTTGTCAATAATACAGTTTATGGCGCAAAGTATTTTCACGATACATTCCGCTTAGATGCCCCTGCAAACTCTTTGTATTCACCAGAGCCAATCCAAGGCAACAGACTTGATTACATTCAAAATATCAAAACACCAGTGGTGCGTGACTTTAATGCTCTAAATCATTTTGTCAATAATGTCGGAATTCTTTTTCTTGACAGAGCATGGTCAACTAACATGATGATGAATTCATTGTCTGATGGCACTGGAACAACAGAATTAAAATGGAACTTTGCCTATGGTGGTGGCCCACCAGCCGCCCTGCTGTTTTATCCAGCAGATTCTGGGCCACCTATTCGGTTGGCTCAAAAAAGCACGTGGACACCATCTCAAGGTTCTGGTCTAACTGTTGTTGGTGCATTTTCATCTGCTGGCGAGTATGTTCGTAATGGCAGCATGGTGACAATCAATGGATATGTTCAAGGTGCTACTAGCGTAGCTTGTGCTGCTGGTGGAATCTTAACCTCTAGTTTGCCGTTTACACCTGATGGAAGTACAGTTACGTTTTACACTGGTACAGCCGCTAATTCAGCAATAACATCAGGAAGTCAAATTGTGGTTACTTCCGATATCAATACAATTGACGCTATTACAGCAGCAAGCCGAATTTATTTTACGGCAACGTACTTTTTCGTTCCATTCTGATCACAGGAGAAAATCATGGCTTTAAAAAAGAACTTTGAACATAACGGAATGAAAATTGTTGATGGCTATTTGAAAGTAATCAACGTGAATGGCGATAAAAATCGTATGGCTGTTGTGTTGTCCTATGCAGTAGATCAATCACACAATCTGATCAAAACAGAGCAATTTAGCTTTGTGCCAAACATGGATGCTGGCAACTTTATCCAGCAAGGCTACAAATACATCAAGTCATTAAATGGCTTTGAAGACGCAACCGATTGTTAAACCAAAGCCCAAGTGGATTCTTGGGTCATACTAGGAGAGCATCATGCTTGAGAAAATTGAAATTGTTGACAAAAT